TAAAAGGATGTATATCTATATATTAAGAGAGATGTTTGGATTAACTCTTAGTGAGATAGGTAGAGTAACAAACCTACACCATGCATCTATTATACACCACACAAGAAAGTTTGAGTTCTTTTACAACAATTATCCAGAAGATTCTGATACCTTTAAAAGCGTAGAAAACAAGATTATTGAAGTTGAGGTAGATGAAGAAATATTAGGACTAGAAACTCAATTAAATCAAATAAACGAATCATTAACCAAATTATATAAAATTAAAAAATTAAAAAATGAAAGACAAAAAAGAGAAGGTTTACTTACCAAGTAGTATCAAAAATATTGATACGAAGTATGGTACAATGATGGTTGCTAATTTCAAAATGGATGAACTACAATCAAATTCAAAGAATGGTTGGATTTCTATGGTGATTTCAGAAAGGAGAGAACCATCTGAAAAAGGTGCAACTCATTACGCTTATGTAAATACTTATGAGCCACCAAAAGATTCTAAGCCAACTGCTGCTAAAAAGACTACAGCAAAAACAGATGATGACTTACCATTCTAATGATTAAATGGAAAAAAACAACTTATCCTAGCACTTTCATCAAACTATCTGATGAACTTGCTAAGGTAAGGAGTATGTTGTCTGCTGATGTTTATAATAAAAACACAGAAAAATATAGAGGCAATCAAGAACACTCTATCTCTCAGTTAGGAATATTTGCAGAACTTATTGCAAGACATCTAATGGAGAACAATAAGGGTATAAAATACAAGGCTGCACCACTACTTGAGGAAAGACCAGTTGTTGATGCTGATTTAATTATGGAAGGTATTGGTGAGTTAAACTACATTGATGTTAAAGGAATAAGGAGTGAAGGAAATGCTCTTAGAGTTAATTTTAAAGCCCATAATAATCCTAAAAAGAAAGTTACTCACTATTTGTTCGTACAGCCATTGAACGCTTTATACGCAAGATTTTGTTGGTTTACTCACGAACAGGTAAGTAAGTGGACTGTAGTCATGTCCACCTATACAGAGTGCTATGAATTAGAGATACCAAAAAATAACTAAAACTAAAAACAATGAAAGAACAACCAAACTACTATGCTATAATAAGTGCTGAGGTTAGATACGATAAGAATCTAACTGCAAATGCTAAATTATTATATGCTGAAATAACTGCACTACTTAACATTAATGGTGAGTGCTTTGCTACAAATAAATACTTTTCTAACCTTTATGGTAAGAGTACTGTTACTATTTCCAAATGGGTAAGTGAATTAGTTGCAAATGGCTATATATCAACTCATTACATCTATAAAGGAAATACTAAAGAAATTGAAAGGAGGTATATAAGAAAACTTAAGGGGGGTGTTAAAGAAAACTTTAAGAGGGGTATTAAAGAAAACTTTAAAGATAATATTAGTTTATCTAAAGATAAACATATTAATAATAAAGGAACTTCTTTTAAAAAACCAGAAGTTAATGATATTAAAGAATATTGTTTATGGAGGAATAATGGGATTGATGCAGAAACTTTTTTTGATTTCTATGAGAGTAAAAATTGGCTGATAGGTAAAAACAAAATGAAAGATTGGAAGGCTTGTATAAGGACTTGGGAGAAAAGACAAAATAAAACTAATAACAATAACACTACATCACACAGACATAAAAAAGGAGGAGATTATGGTGATGGTAAATTTTAAACTATGAGAACAATAGAAGATACATTTAAAAATGCAGACTTCCTGCAGCCAAAGGTTTACAACAGATATAAACTAGGAGTAAGAGAAGAAATAAAAGAAATGTTCATTAAGTCTTTTGAGTATTACGATAGAACAGTTGAGAAGTATGAGCATTTACCTGCTTATGATGAGATTATTGACTGGATGGTAGATACAAAAGGTAGAGGTTTGATGTTGATGGGAGAATGTGGATTAGGTAAATCAACTATCTTAAACTTTGTTATTCCTGCTATATTCAGAACTAAAACAAATAAGATATTAAGAAGTGTTCCTGCAAAAGAATTAGGTGCAGTTGATAGAAACAAAGCACCATTCATTATCATTGATGACTTAGGAACTGAGAGTATTAAAAATGATTATGGTACTAAGATAGATGCAGTTGCTGATGCAATTTCTTATGCTGAGGATAGTTCTAAAACATTACTAATAACTACAAATTTAACACCTCAAGCACTTAAAGAAAGATATGATGAAAGGACTTTAGATAGGTTGAGGAAGTGTAAAGTGGTGATTATCAAGGGAAAAAGTTTTAGGAATTAATTTGTATAAAATTGAATTATTTTTATATCTTTGACAAATGAAAACAATATTGATAATATGGGGAGTAGTATTAATCGCTTGTATTTTAGAGGGTTATTTCTTTTCTCAATTTATAGATGATGAGTATGGTGGGTAAAATAATAATTTTAATAATTTTAATAATGGTTAAAGTTCCTTGTTTTTTACTGACCCACCAAACTTATTGTCCTAATTAAACTAAAACAATAGATATGAAAAAGAGAAAATTAAATAGTAAAAATCCTAAGTATAAAAAGGATAAGGAAGAAGAATTAGTAATAATTAAAAAAGTTCCATTTACAGGTAAGGCAAAAGGTTATGGAGTTTGGTATAAAAATGAAAAATAATATGGAGGAAAAAACTTACAAAACAATTAAGTGGGTGTTAAAGAGGCATATTAAGAGTGGAGTTAAGAGTTTATGGACTTGGAAGAATAACAACTTCACAATGATATACGAAAATTATAGTGGTCAGGATAGGATATATACCTCACATCAATTACTAAACCTCTTAGGAAATGAATAGTTTAATTATTGGTACAAGTATGATTGTTGGTGTGGTGATTGTATGTATATTTGTTTTATGCTATGTTGAAGGTAAGATAGCAAGACAAGAGAATGAGAAGTTAGAAAAAAATATAGATAAACTAGATGACAAAGCATAATAAATATTATTACGATAAAGGTAGGAATGGGTGGACTCCAACTACTACTTGGCAAGATGAGGTGATAGAAGATAAAGATAATAAATGGAGTGGTGGTAAAATAGATTATAGTAAAGATAAAACTCCAAACTATTACATTGGTAGAGTTTATGGATATGAGGCTAGGAAAGTTGTAGA